TGGACACCTGTTACCAGCAGGTGTCTTTCTTTATATTCAATATATCATAATTAGTTATATTTATCAAGGATTTTCTTTTGGATTGACTTTTGCATATATTTTGATAAGATATTAAAGTAAATAGCAGAGCAGATTGCTTTATTTCCTTGATTCGTTAAAAAATGTAGGAAAAGTGTGATTATATGATAGATAATGATAAATTTTTCCAAGGTTATGGGCTAAAAAAGGTTCATTTGAATGGGATAGAATCCTATAAAGCTCCTGAGACAGAAACTTATTATCGCTTAGATCATTTTTGCAGTTTTTACGTGATAGAGTGGGCGGGAAATACAGAAGAAGCAGGTAAAAACATTTTTGAAGATACAGATTTGTTCGATGACAGCCTGCCGGAAGATGAGTTGTTGAAGCAGTTAGGAACATTTTTGGAAGAATGTATGAAAAAAGATAAAGAAGAAGGTCTGTAATTATTTTTGTAGAGATTTGATATGGAAGATAAGAATGACTGGCGTTTGTCCACCGACGCAGAATACTTGAAAAATAAATATATAAATCCAACAGATGGAGAAGAAATTATAAAGTATGCACCTTATCTAAAGGCGTGTTTCTTTTGTTTAGAAAAAGTTTTGAATTCACCTTATCAACGCTGGTATATGCCTGAAAATATGAGTTGCTGTATTTGTGAGAAATGCTTTGATGATTTTAAAGAAATGTTTCAGTGGAAAAAATTGGATGGATGGGATTTTTCTGAATTTATTGAGCGTTAGATATAATAGTAAGTTCAAATTACATTGCTCTATATTTGAGTGATTTTTTCGATGCAAAATATGAAAGTTAGGTAAAATATATGATAAAAATTCTTGTTGTAGAGGACAATCCCGATTATTGTGAATTGCTGCAAAATTTTTTGGAAAGTGCTGCATATCAGGTGACTGCAGTCAATGATGGTGTAAAGGCATTAGATTTAATGAAACAGCAAGATTTTGATTTAATTTTGTTGGATATAATGCTTCCAAAAATCGATGGTTTTGCTGTATGCCAAATGCTTCGTAAAACCTCAAACATTCCGATTATAATGCTGACAGCTTTGGAGAGTGAATTACATCAACTGCATGGATATGCCCTTGACATTGATGATTATATCATAAAACCGGTATCAATGCCGCTTCTGCTTCATAAGGTGGAAGCAGTGCTCCGCCGGACAATGCCTGTTGAACAGGCGGAGCTTCAATATAAAGATATTGTGTTGGATTTAAAGGAACATACTGTCAGTGTCGGCGGAAAAATCGTTTATTTTACACAGCGAGAATTTGAAATTTTGCTCGAATTGATGCAGTCTCCCGGTAAAGTTATCACAAGAAAATCTCTTATTACAAAATTATGGGGATATGATTTTTATGACGACAGCCGGATTGTGGATACACATATGAAAAATATCCGAAAAAAGCTGGGTTCATACGATTATATTGAAACAATACGCGGCATTGGCTATAAGCTGCAGAAAGAGATACCATGAAAAAACTTACTGTAAAGACCTTCTGGATGTTGTTTGCACTTTCATTGATGATTTGTATTTCTGCCTATGTTTGTATCTGGTTTTTTTTGCCATACGTAGATAAAAAACGCGCACAACATAAATTGGATGAAAAAACGCAGCGCTTGATTTCAGAGCTACGGGTAACTTCCAAATATGCCAGCGAAAAACTGTTTACAGATTTCATCAGAAATACGGGAGCAGACATTATGCTATTAAATGATAAACAGCAGCCCGTCAGTTTATTTACATTTGAGAAAATAGATGCCGAGATTTTTGAGGGAAACAAATATCCCTTTCGATTTGCGTACACCACAGACGAATATATTCTTGTCATTCATTATAATGACTTTCGTTCCGGCGAAATTATGGGCGCAATTAAAAACAGCATACCCTTTGTGGGCTGTATCATTATTATTTTATCTGTTGTGAGTGCACTTATATTTTCACGTCATGCTACACACCCTATACTAAGAATCAGTCAAATTGCTGACAGGATAGCCAATCTTGATTTTAGCTGGTATTGTCCAGATATGCGGGACGATGAGATCGGTATACTTGCCGAAAGCATAAACACATTGTCTGACAAATTACATGCAGCACTTGATGAGCTTTATAATCGCAATACCCTTCTTGAAGATGAAATTATGTTTGAAAAGGAACGTGAACGTAAAAGAATGTTATTTTTTTCCAGCGTATCCCATGAATTGAAAACACCTATTGCTGTCGTAATCGGACAGCTTGAAGGAATGCAGGCAGAAATAGGAGTATACAAGGACAGAGAAAAATATCTTGCACGCAGTGCAGAAATTTTGCAATCACTGAATCGCTTTATAAAGGAAATTCTTTTAGTTTCCCATATTGACATGAAGGAACAGTCTGCAAATATACCTGTTAATCTTTCTGAAATCATAGAAAATTTGATTATTGATTATAAGGAGTATGCGGAGCTTTCATCTATATGTATTACAAAAAATATTGAGGAAAATGTGTGTGTATGCGGTGATGCGGCGTTATTAAAAAAAGCAGTTGGAAATGTTATTGAAAATGCTGTGACACATTCACCTGAAAATGGAACTGTTTCTGTCAGTTTTGTCCGCAATGCAGGACAGCCAAAGCTGACAGTCACCAATTTTCCAGCACACATTGAAGATAAAGATTTACCACATCTTTTTGAAGCTTTTTATAGAGCCAATCAATCTGTGAAACACGGAAGCGGATTGGGTTTATATATCACAAAAATCATTTTGGAAACATATAATACGTTTCATGACATAAAAAATGTGGATAATGGCGTACAATTTACTGCAAAATTTTGGGAAGCACCTAAATAAAAGTGCTTCTTTTTTTGTTTAAATTATGATACTGTTTCATTTCCCAGATAAAATACACATAAACTCCAGATAAAACACACAGAAGCTTCAGATAAAACATATAAAGTGTATGTTATAATATGCTTATAGCAAATGGAATTCCGGATTTCCAAATTTTGAAATAGGAGGTGTAGTGTGAAAAATATGCTCGATAGCATATTTTCACACAGCTATTTGTGCCGAGAACGTCACAAATGAGCCTTTATCCGACAAGAGAAACTGCATTCGCAGTTTTCTCTTGCGGTTCCTCAAACGTAAACGTTCTCAGAATGGAGATTATTATGAAAATTGAAGTGAATCATGTAACTATGATTTATTCATCAGGGAAAAAGGCGTTGCAAGATGTAAACATTTATGCAGAAAGTCCGGGATTTATTGGTATTCTTGGTCCAAATGGCGCAGGTAAAACAACCTTGATGAAGCTGCTGATTGCAAATTTAATTCCAACGAAAGGAGAAATTTTACTAAATGATAAACCGCTGCTTTCACAGGAAAAATATTTAAAATCCCAGCTTGGCTATTTGCCGCAGCATTTTGGGCTGTATGATGAATTGACAGTATGGCAGTTTTTGGATTACATGGCAGCATTAAAAGGAGTAAAGGATAAAAAGGAAATTGAGAAAGTTCTGGAGCAAACAAACATGGCAGAACAGAAAAAAATACGCATCAGAAATCTTTCCGGCGGGCAGCGGCAGCGTGTAGGAATTGCACAGGCATTGCTTTGCAATCCACAGCTTTTGATACTGGACGAACCAACAGTTGGATTAGATCCGGAGGAACGCGTTAAATTCCGAAACATTTTTTCAGAAATGGCACAAAATAAAGTTATTCTGCTTTCTACACATATTGTTGAGGACGTACAGGCAGTTTGTAACAGGGTACTGGTCATACACGATGGTTTGATTCTCTTTGACGGTTCTCCGTCTGAATTAATATCACAGACAAAGAACCATGTCGGCGTTTATTTGTCACAGCTTGGTGATATGGTACCAAAAGAATATCAGGTTGTCTCTAAAGTAAACATTGCAGAAGGTATTCATAATAGGATTGTGGCAGAGAATATACCTGATTTTGCACAAATTGTTGAGCCGACATTAGAGGATGCTTATCTATATTGTATTCACAGGGAGGGAAAGTAATGAAGCTTTTTTCTTTATATCTTGTAGAATTGCGGCGTTTGGCATTATCCAAAGTATTTTGGGGAATTACTGTGCTGTGCTTATGTGCACCGCTTCTGGGATATTCCATATATACGCCCTGTGTGTTTTCACAAAATATCATGTCCTGTATATATATCGCAAACCCTGTACTGGCAGGTACAACTGTTGGTTCAGTATTGTGGGCTGTGTTTGTCATTTTGGAAACCAACCGACTGCAGCGCAGTGGTGTAAATGCGCTGACGGATGCCATCGCTTCACCTGTCAGTTTATCTGCAACAAGAGTTTTAGCAATGATGACGTTATCTGTTTTTGTAGCTGTCATTTGTTCGTTGCTTTATCTTCCCTTTACGTCAGTGAAGATGGGGTATCTTTTTATGGCAGATTTCTATTTTGAGAACTTTTTAGTGTTCATGGTTCCGACATGGTGGATTTCTATTTTGTTTGCAGAAGCATTCTATCTGTTGACATACAGAATTGAATTTTCCATAATTCTTTATACAGGGATAGCGTATTTTAGCTTTAGCAGATTTGCAGAAGATGATTTTTTTATGCGCTGGATAAATCCACGTGTTATAACTTACTCGGATGGGTTTGTGTCGCTTTGGTTTTTGCGTGTCGGATTGTATTCACGTATTATCTGGTTTTGTATAGCGCTTGGTGTCTGGCTGTTTTCGCTTTTATGCATACGGAAATATCATAAAAATCTGATTTCTTCATTTGTCAGGGGATTAAAAAAAGTATATATTTTTGTACTTGCTGTTATTAGCGTTCTGATTGGCGCACTTATGTGGCAATCACAGCCCTTTGTGGATCATGGCTCAAAGGATTCCAAAATTTATTATTCTACGAAGATTACTTCTGCGCCAGATGCAGAGAAGCTCAACTCAACACATTTTTCTATTACTGCCATGCCCGCATCAGGAAAGCTCCATGCAACAGTTCAGTACCATCTGTTAAAGCCTTATAATGGGGAATCAGTATTGAAGCTTAATTCAGGATATAAAATTAAAAGTATTACTTATGGTGATAAAGACATTTCTTTTCGGACAGAATTGAGTAAAATAGATGGTATCTGTTCAGTATATTTTACATTACCGAATATTTACGGACAAGAGCTGGTCATTGAATATGAGGGGATTCCGTCAATAGCAAACTGCGCTTCTGGATTTCACATATCATATTCCATAGATGAAGATTATATTACATTGGGCGGACACGCTTTATTTCCATGGCTGGAAAGCTATTTTCAGGTTGGCGATGCAACCATGGATATTACAATTCCAGACTATCTGATACCATTTTTAAATTATCAGCAAATGAATAATTTTATTGACAATAAAGATGGCACGAAAACATGGAAATCTAACTGTCGATCCTATGTTAGTGATTTTACAGCAGGTCACTATATTATTGATAAAATCTATGCAGATGATTTATCCATTGATTTTGCTTATGGTCGTGCATATCAGAAAGCAGTGGATAATTATGATGTCAAAACAGCAGTTTGTGATGTGTTTAAATATTGCGGCAAACATTATGGCAAATTATCTTTTTCGGATAATCAACATCTGCTGCTTAGGCAAATTAGTTCCATGTATGGCGGTGGAAATGCACATAATGGTACAGTTCAGTGGTTTGAAAATGTGCTGGCGCCGGATACTTTAAATGATCCTATAAGGGGAGCTAATGCAACAGAAGTTTTTATTCATGAAATGGTTCATAACTGGTGGGGTGATTTAGGTGTGAGATGTGCAACAGAAGATTTATGGACTTCGGAGGGATTAACGGTTTATTCTACTTATCGCATTGTTAAAGAAAAATATGGTACACTTTATGCTCAGGCTTACTATGTTGATGAATGGCAGAAGGCGATTGATGAGCAGAATAGAAATTTCTACAACCGACATCCTGAATATTTTGAAAAGCTTCCTGAAAAATATCAGGCGCAGATTAATTCAATGAACGACAGTATTAATTGGTATAAACGTATGCCACTGATGATTTTGAAAGCGGAGGCGCTCGTTGGCGGTGAAGAAAAAATGGATAAAATTTTAAGTCAGATATACGCAGACAGGCAACAATATTCAAATATAGGTTTTACTTATCGAAATTTTCTTGATTATTGTGGATTGACAGAGGAGGATTTGCAGTTTGAATAAAATATTTTATTATGAATTAAAAAGAATGATTTTTAACAGGCTTTTTTTAGGAATGTTTATTGTAAACGGTATATTTGACTGGTATATACTGACAGCCGATATTATTACAGGAATTGCGTATACTGCTCCATTTTCTTCATGGAGCTATGGCACTTATTTAGGTAAAGCTATGCCTATTGCAATTCTGACTATATTATTGCTGCTTTCAGGTTATCATGGCAAAAAACAAAAGCAGATTGAAGTACTGACAATGACCACACCTGTTAGTCCCACAAAACAAATGCTCATACAGACTGCTGTTTTGACAGCCTGCTTTGCACTTCTGTGTATACTGACAATAGGCATAAGCACATTTTTTTATATTCGCTTTTTTCAGTTCAGTGAACTTTCAGCATTTATACTTCCATCACTTTTGCTGATACTGCCATGTTTTGTATTTTCTGTCGGACTGGGGCAGCTTTTGGGCAGATTACATCAAGGGCTGATTTTTGTATTTATGCTAATTGTTTTTGTCATTGGAACTTGCAGCATACAAAATGTGTTTGATTTTTTTGGTTCAGGCTATTTTAGCTTTTATCCGCTGACATTGCCGATAAATATTGACGGTGAGCCGGATTTTGCGGTTGATATAGTGTTTGGCATTATAAGATTACTGTATTTTTTATTGGGAATGGTCTTTTTTTGTATTGCCATTCAGCTTATAAAACGAAAGCCCCGAAGGGCTTAGAAAAATAAAGCAGCCAAAATGGATAGGCAGATAAAAAGATAAAATGAGGATATTCAAACGGGCGTGAAAGTGTTTTAAGACATTTTGGTCTTTTACTGCATTGGTAATTCTTCCGGCAATTTCCAATCTGCTGCCTGTCTGTGATATGCGATGCTGTTCTCCTGATAAATGGAAGCCAAAGACTGATATTCCTTTTCCTTTGTTTCCTCAAACCTTTCCAGCATCCTTTTTGAAAGCAGATCGTAGCAGGCTGAAAGCTTATATAATGGGGCATCGCCGCTGGAATGAATATCCAGTATGCTGGAGGTTTCACTGCTGGCATTTATAAACCAGAGAATCGCTTCTTCGTAATCATCATTTTGAAAATAATATTCACCGATTTCCATGCATATTTCAGCACAGGGTTCCGATACAACATTTTTTAGAGCGTACTTAAAAAAATTGTTGGTATCCATAGTGATGCGGCACATTTTTGCAAGGACACAGCAGACTGCCAGCATACAGTCTTTATCTGTATATGCAGTCATATATTGTAAAAACAGTGGCTTATATTTTTTTAGTTCCTCGTCAGTGGCAGTGATGTACATTTCTTTACAAAACATTAGGACAACATATTTTTTTAATTCTTGACCGCTTTGAAGAATTTCTTCAAAAATAGAAAAATCTCTTTTGGTATGATTTTTTTCCGGCATATGAAGAATTTCAATATCACTGTCATAAATTACAGGTTCTAACATGACTGTCTCATGAATTGGAGAAATCCAAGTAAAGGTGCGCAGTCTCTTAAATAATTTTGGACGTAGCTCTTTTTTACAATTATAATATTGTTGGCTATCGGACACATTTATATATTTCATTTGAACAAGGTCAATTTCAGGCAAAAGAACTTTCTTTAATTGTAAAAATGCATTGCGGTTAAACTCATCAAGAACTTCGTCTGCATCGGCGCTAAATATATATTGACAATTACATAAACTAAAAGCGTAGTTTCTTGCATCAGCAAAATTGTTATTCCATTGGTAGTCATATATGTTTTTGGTGTATTTTGCAGCTTCTTTTTTCGTATTATCTGTTGAGCCGGTGTCAACAATAATAATTTCATCAAATAAATCTGCATAAGAATCTAGACAGCGGGAAATCAGTTTTTCTTCATTTTTAACTATCATACATAAAGATACAGTAATCATAACAACTCCTTATTCATTTATACATTTTTATATAGCATAGATAAATTAAGATAATATTATCTTAAATTTATTTTTTTCGAGTAGGAAATTTTGAAGAAATTTCCCACGAGATAAAGGAAGCTACAAAGCAGCCTGTATGTTATAATAAACACATAACAGGCAAGAAACCTTGATTTTTCAAGGTTTCTTGTTTTTTTGTTACTAATTTGTTATTAGTTCAATATTCATTTTGAGTTCTTCTATATTTTTGTGCGTGTAAACCCGTTCGCCTGTTCCTTTCGATTTATGTCCCATGATCCTATCAATACAAACTTTATTTGCGCCAGCAGAATCAAGGCGGCTCCTGAATGTATGACGGCATTCATGCGGGGTATGGTTCATGTGAAGCAGTGTCATAATTCCCGCCCACAATGTCCGGTATTGGGTTTGATTCAAATTTTTTCCGTTATACTCGAACAGATAGCCGCTTTTAGATTCTTTAATGTGCCTTTGGACTATGTGTTGAATTTTTGAATGAATTGGAACAATCCTGTTCTTTCCCGCATCTGTTTTTGTTCCCCCAGTCATAGTTTGAGCTTCAAGGTCAATCACTGAAATTTTTAAAGCAATCATTTCTGAAATTCTGAATCCTGTATAGAGGAAGAACAGGACTGAATCAACCCATTCTAATTTTTCATTTTTCCAAAGCAGAGTAACTTCTTCATCTGTGAAGATTTTTTTACTTGTTTCAGGGATAGGATCAGAAGTAAGCAGATCTGAACAACACTTTGAAATTATATCAAGTTCCATTGCAAAACGGTCAAGATGCCCGAAAAGATTCTTAATTGCTCCTTGCGTGGAGTACCCACAGCCACAACTATCAATGCAATCTTGCATTTGGTATGATTTGATTTGTTTGTATTTCAATTTATTCAGCTTGGAACAATGTTTATAAGCTGATTTCAAGCAATTTCTGTTTGATTCACCCAATTTAACTGATCGCTTTTCAAGCCATAGTTCATAGAGTTCTTGAAAAGTGATTTTATCCGTTTCTATATCCCATGGATCATTGTTGTAATTAGCAAGCATTATCAGTCCCTCTTCTCGTGTTGCAGCGTAACCTATGGGCTTTTGTTTTCCTGATATACCTTCTTTTACAATATATGGCTTTCGCCTGTTTCCTGATAGTTTTGTTACTGTTCCATATCCATTTGGATTTTTCATAATTTTACCGCCTATCTTTCTTGAAAAATCAGGCGTGAAATAATATAGACAGACCGCCTAAATCACTTCACCCTGATTTATGGTCGTTTCCCCCGTTGGTGTTGCAGCACTAATGGGGGATTTTTTATTTTTCAAAGGTCAATTTGAATCCTTGAGTTTGTGTTTAATTCACGAAATTCTTTAACCAGCTTCACAGCAGAAGAGGAATAATTGTATGCTGTCTCAAACCCGATATATTTCAATTCTCCCTGTTCCCCTATGTAAGTAATAATTAAGTATTGGGTTGTTGTTTTCACTTCTTTATTTTTGGCTCTTCCACCAATAATAGCACCCAAAGTTCCAAACATAACACCTCCAACAATAGCACCGCCAACACTTGAAACAGTCTGATTCTGAATTTCAGTATCATATTTAAGACACATATCGGTTATTTTTTCACGTGCTAATTTAATAACTGCAGAATTTGCTTTGAATTCAATTCGATCTGCATATGAAAATATTTCACAAAGAGTACTTTCGGCAAGGGGCAGACCATGTACATGCTGAAAAACAGCATATATTGACACACCTTGATTTTTAAGCGTTTGAATATAAATTTTCCTTTCTTTTTTAGCTTTTAACGTTATAATAAGCATCTTTATACAAAATATAATTAAAAAAATGAAAATTCCTAATATTATAAAAAGTGGTAACATTTCTCCGAAGGTAGATTTTCCTAATGGTGCGTTCATAGTACAATTCCTTTCTGTTTTTGAAATTAACTTTTCATAAGTCAAGAGGTCAAGTCAAGCCATAATTCATAGAGTTCTTGAAAAGTGATTTTATCCGTTTTTATATTCCACAGATCATTGTTGTAATTAGCAAGCATTATCAGTTCCTTTTCACATGTTGTAGCACTGATAAGGGACTTTAGTTGTCATTCATATCACACCCTTCATTTGTGATTATACACCAGTGAATCAGAGATGTAAATAATAATGTTTATATATTGTCAAGGAACTAAAAAAAATAGTTGACAGTGAACCACTACACCACTATAATAAACATATAGGTTCAGTGAACCACTACACCAAAAGGAGGTGAGCACATGGCTACGAATATGAGAAGATTTACCATTTCTGTCACTCCCGACATGAACATGGAATTGGATGAAGCTAAAAAAGAAACATACTACAAGAGCACGCAGAACGATATGATTAGAGATTTAATCATGCGTGGATTGCAGAATTTGAAATCAGAAAAAGCGGCAAAAGAGAGCCAAGCGTGAATGAAGTGCGTAAGGGAACTATCCACTATGGAGTTGGAATACCCCAAAAATCTACGAAATAAAACCATTGCAATGACAAATAAAGAAAGGATGAAGTGAATATGACATTTGCAGACAAATTAAAAAGTCTTATGAAAGAACTGGATTTGACACAATCTAAACTTTCAGATCTTACAGGGATTGGTAAATCTTCTATCAGCCAATATCTTTCTGGTAAAAATGAGCCTTCCAAAAACAGAATGAGCGAAATCGCCCGTGCGTTGGGGGTTGAGGAAAATTACTTTGAAATGTTTGAACCTGCTGCAATAGTTCAGCATGACGATGTTGTGAATTTGCCTGTTACCCTTGCAGCAAAGCTGATGAAAAAATCCAAAGAATGGGTTATGCAGGGGTTAAAAGATGGTATTTTCCCATGGGGTTATGCAGTGAAATTGACAAATTGGAGTTACTTTATTTCTTCTGTAAAATTTACTGAATACACAGGAATTGAAGTTCCTATTAAGAAAATCTAATCGAAACGGAGGAGAAAGCAAATGAAAACTTACAAAATATCACAAACACAAAAATTTTCTGTTGACCGAAACGGATGTAACTTTCTTATTATTTACGGACACCATATCAATGAATGGTTTATCGTCATTCCAAATTGTCAAGTCTATATTATTTAATGTATTCAGTACAGTTGAATGTAACAAAGCAAACTAAAAAGTTTAATAGCAGAATTATAAAATATAAAGTCAAATGAAGAAAAAATCAAAACAGAAAAACATGGTTACTAAAATATTAAAATTTATAAAAATAGCCAGCATTGTGATATTTGTCATAACAGCAGGCGCAACAATACATCATCAGTACATAACAATCAATATGCCATTATATGTAGAACTTCCTGAAAAAGAAGCCTGTATATTGATTATGGAACAAAATACAGAAGTTGCACCAATGCAACCGGATACTGCCAAAAAAGAAAATAATCAGGCAAGCTTATTGCCAGATACAGACGATGAACCTGTCTATGATTCTATTTCACTGCTTGAGCGTTGTGTGGAAGCGGAAGCTGGCAATCAGCCATTGGAAGGCAGAAGAATGGTGGTTGATGTCATTCTTAACAGAGTAGATGATGAGGAATTTCCTGATACAGTTTATGACGTCATAACCCAGCCACAGCATTTTTCGTCATATTGGGATGGTGGAATGGATAAAGTGGATAATATTTCAGAATTGACAAGGGCAGCAGTTGAAATGGAACTGAAAGAAAGAAGCTGGACAGAACTATATTATTTTACAGCCGAAAGATATTCAGAATATGGAACACCATGGAATCAGGTAGGTGATCATTATTTTAGTACAAAGTAAGAAAAATACAGGTATGTATAGAAAAAAAATTATAGTTATAATCCCAATATAATAATTTGTTAAATTAATAAAAAATATTTATTAGTATTAATTGATTAAATTAAAAAGAACTGTCGGAAAATAAATTTTCTACACTATATACTTTCTCGATTCAAAAAGCACCATACATTAACATAGTTTTCCATTTACCGACAGTTCCTCATTTAAAAAAATTATATATAATTATTTTATCATAACCAAGACATTAAGGTCAATAAAAAATGTCACTTGTGACACTTCCAAAAACAAAAAAATGCGGCGAGACCGCTTTTGTAACAATCTAAATATATTAAAGTTAGAGGCATATATATGGCATACAACAAAGATACATGGCGATTCAAGACAAGTATAGAACATGAATATAAATATAAGGGGAGGTATGGTGCAAAAGGAGAGAAGAGGGGGAAGAAGATAAAGCCAACACCTGAACAGATAAAAAGGCAGAATCAGAGAAATAAGGAAAAGACAGTCAGGAGATTAATAAAGGCAAATTTCAATCCAAATGATTTATGGTGTACCTTAAAATATCCAAAAGGAACAAGAAAAGGTTTAGAAGAAATAAGAAGGGATTTAAAGAACTTCCTTGATTGTATGAGAAGGGCATATAAAAAGGTGGAGGAGTTGTTTAAATATATATACCGTATAGAGATAGGAAAGAGAGGAGGGATACATATTCATATACTCATCAACAGACCAGAAAGCATACCTGATATAGACAAGCTGGCACAGGAAAAATGGAAGGAGGGCAGAGTAAATTATACAAGCATGTATGAGGAGGGCGGTTATGAAGATTTAGCAAACTATATTGTTAAACAACCGAATGAAGAAATAGAAGGACAGTTAAGCTTATTTTCTAAAGAAGAACAAAAAGAGCTAGTGAAATACTCTACATCAAAAAACTTGATTAGACCGCAGCCAGAACGCAAAGAGTATACCCATCGGACTGTAAGAAAAATTATAGAGAACGGACCAAAACCAACGCAAGGATATTTTATAGACAAAGACAGTATTGTATCAGGTGTCAATCCATATACAGGAATGAGTTATTTACAATATACAGAATATTTAATTAACAGTATACATACCCAAAATAAAGATAGGTATAACAAGATGGAAAGAAAGGGGCAGAACATGAAACGTGTAGATATATATATAAGAACAACAGTAAAAGGTCCGGCAGTACAAAAACATGCGAAATATATATACCAGCTTGAATATATAAAGAAAAGCGGCGTTCCAGAAACCAGAAGATATAAAAGAGAAGCAAAGAATTGTTCCGAAAATAGGATAGAGCTTATTTGTCTGATTGAAGCGCTGAAAAGACTGCTCAAGCCCTGTGAGATAAAAGTACATACAAGCTGCAGATATATTATCAACTGTATCAATAATGGCTGGCTGGAACAGTGGGAAAAATCGTGGTGGCTTCGGTCGAATGGAAAAGAAGTAAAAAATGCGGATCTATGGCAGCAGTATCTTGAAGTGACAAGACAGCATATAGTGACGTATACAAATGAATCCCATACTTATTATGAACAGATGGGAAAAGAATTAGAAAAAGAATAAAATAATAAGGAGACGGTACAGTAAATATGTATAAACAATTTGGAGAATTGGATTCATCAGAGGAATTAAATAGTCTGGCAGAACAGCAGCTAGCTAAAGGCGATAAAAAGGCGGTTTTTGCGTTGGCAGCAGAAAATGGTATTGACAAAGAAGATGCTCAAGATTATGTTGAGGGAAATGTAGAAGAATTTACAACACCGTTGATGGCGGCTATGGGAAAATTAAAAGTTGAATCAGCAGATTTAGAATTGAGAGGGATTCTTGTTGACTGGAAAGATATTATTGTAAATGAATGTGCAAAAGATAAGGAATTGTGTGCAGCAGTACGAAAAAAAGGAAAAACGCTTAAAAGCTGTATGGCAGAGCTGATAAAGTATTCATTTGAACATAAAGTACAGGTGAATGGAAAAATATTAAAAGCTGTCAAAATAATGCATAATGGCAGGCAGGAAGCTTTTAAGGGACCATTGTATCTGGGAGTGCCAAGCTATGCAATGGTTAAAAAGATAGCAAGAGAATACTATATAGAAAGACAGACAAAGGCATGATAGCATATAAAGGATTTAGCAGTGATTTGACAGCAAAAAGAGGCAAAGGCATATTTCAGTATGAGATTGGAAAAACCTATGAAAATCCGAATGCGAAATGTGCAAGGACAGGGTTTCATTGCGTGGAGGAGCCAATAGAAGTATTGTCATGGTACGATAACAGCAGCGACAGATATTGTATAGTACAGGCTGAAGGGGATATACATGAAGATGGAAATAATAAAATTGCATGTACTAGGATAACCATAGTAAAAGAAGTCAGCCTGTTACAGCTTGGCATATTGGAATGCCACTTCCTGCAAAAACATCCATTAAGGAAATACAGCAGTCATATATGTAAAGAGGAAGGCTTCTGCCATAAAAAGGGCGGTATTGTGATAGTACGCGGCAGAAATCCAAAGGCAGCAGGTGTGAAAGGTGCATACTTATTTTTAGTAAAAGAAAAGTCAAAATCAGAAATAGAAAATATAACAGTTTTGGAAGTTGATGGAGAAGAGATAAAAGCGGACACCTATTATCGTATAAGCGGAAAGGAAGCAAGATGATAAAAGCTGAACTAAGAAAGCTGAGAATGTTAAATGCCACAGATAAAATGATAAGGATGGTAGCAGAGAATGACTATAAAAACGAAGCAGAAACATCACAAAACAAATCAAGTTATTATTATATATATAATAAATATGGGGTATTCATCAGATGTCAGTATTTTTCCGGCATTTTAAAAGCAGCATTATTTTTCCCTGAAGATTTGAAACAGAATATTATAACACCAACATATGAAATATTTTTAAATATACAGGGAAACCAGTATGTTACAAGAGAACTGGATGAAAGCGGACAGGAAATCAGATGGTCAAGAGCTATGGTATGCAATCTGGATAAGATCTCAATGTATCAATATAGGTATCACTGTAAATATATTTCATACTTAAATGCTGGTGGGCGGCGGAATATAAAAACTTATCTTGAAGCAAAAAAAGGTGTGGACGCGTTATCAGCAATAAATGTCTGGCAGAAGAAAGTCCATGATAAAAAGAAAAAAGAAGCTGAGATAAAAGAAAAGAAGTGTTGGGATATGGATATGGAACTTGTACCGGAAACGCCAAAAGATTTTGACCGTTGGCTGTACAGGGAAGCCCAACAGGAACATTTTATATTTTATACATATAACAGAAGCAGAGTTAAGGAAGGCTACTGTACATTCTGTGAAAAAACTGTTCAGTTAAAGGAAATCCCAAAACACAGAAACAGAGGGATTTGTCCAAAATGCAAAAAAAAGATAATATATCTGTGTCGTGGAAAACTGAAAAAAACATCTACCCAAAATATATCCGCACAGATTATACAATTGATTCCTGATGGTTTTGTTGTAAGGATATTTCAAACACAGACATTCCACAATTTGGAGAATATGAAATTGACAAGCTATGTCAATAGGGAAATAGAGAGACTGCTCTATGTAAAAAGTGAAATAAGACATTATGTGTGGGCTGTGTATAAGAATCAGGAATATAGATGGTGCAGAAAAAAAGATGGATATGGTTATTATTGTAATACTTTTAATACGCCAATATATCATAGGAATTTAAAAAGGATAGAACCGGCAATCTCCAAAATGTCAGCACTGCCAATTATAATAAAAAATAAAATCAATGTATCAGTGGAATATTATCTGTTCAGGGAAAAAATTGATCCGGTAATCGAACAAATTATTAAGACAGGAATGATAGATTTAGGGTTAGATATAATAAAGAGAAGAAGGCTGGATAGTATGAATATTTGTGTAGATGAACGCCAGACAGAGCTGCCGAAAAAACTTTATCTTGATAAATTCAGATTGGACAGGCTTCGGAAAATGAATCCTAAAATAGAACATCTGTTATGGTTACAGCTTGAAAAAAGAAATAACACCATCTATCCTGATGAACTTGTACGATATTTTTCAGATCAGGAGATGATCCCTGAAAGTTTTGATTTTATCAGCAGTAAAATGAGCTATATGAAAATATATAACTATCTTCAAAAGCAGAGCATTTTAACAAAGGATAATGTAATGCATCTGGTGATTGCATGGCGGGATTATTTAAACATGGCAGAAAAACAGAAGATGGATATAACAAAGGAACTGATATATAAGCCGAAAAATATCAATGAAGCCCACACGCAGCTCATAGAACTTGAAAACAGAAAAAACATGGAAGATACTGTTAAAAAGGTAAAAAAGAAGTTTCCTGATGTTGATAAGATATGTAAAGAACTGGGTAAATATGAATGGACAGATGGCACCTATATGGTTGTTGCGCCGGAAGGAATATATGATATTGTAAGGGAAGGGACGATATTAAAACATTGCATTCATACCTGTGATTATTATTTTGACAGAATCAGTAACAGAGAATCATACCTGTTATTCCTGCGTCTTGCAAAGTCGCCCGAAACGCCGTGGTATACGATGGAAGTCGAACCTAGCGGAAATATCAGGCAGAAAAGAACGGTAGGAGATAACCAGAATAAAGATTTTGAGGCAGCAGTTCCCTTTATACAAAAGTGGCAGCAGATTATAAGGAAAAGGATTTCAGAAGAGGATAAAAAGCTGGCAGAAATCAGTGAAGCGAAAAGAAAAGAAAACTATGCAAACCTTCGTAAAAGTGGAAATAGGATATGGCATGGAAAGTTAAAGGGACAACTGCTTGCAGATGTATTAGAAAATGATTTGATGGAGGTAATTAATAAGGTATGAATGAGATGAAAGCGTTTGAAAGTTATGAACAGTACAAGCATGAGATGGACACAGAATTAAAAAATGCAGCAGAGCGGTTTGTAAAAATAGGTTTTTTGTTAAGGGTTGCAAGAGATACAGATATACTTGCCGGAAGATATGAAAATGTAAACGATTTTGCAAAGCAAGAATATGGATTAGATAAAACAATAGTAAGCCGCTGGATTCAGATTAATGAAGAATTTAGTAAAAATGGCTGTTCTGATGTGTTAGAGGAAAAATATCAGGGCTTTGGCTGGGCAAAACTTACCATAATGCTGCAAATGCCAAAGGAGATCAGAAAAGAACTGTCACCGATATACTCCAAAGCAGAGCTCCAAACAATAAAAGATGAAATATCAGAAGAAAAAAGAATATCTGATCTGGAAATTCTGATGGAACATAATGAGACAGATAATAAGCAAACATTAATAGAACAGTTTTTATTTGCATATGGAAAAGAAGATCCTGATTTTTTTATTAAACTTTATGAAGCGGTTGTGATGAAAAAGCAAGGTGTAAATGAAATGTTAGAACTTTTGGCGCCGACAAAACAGGCGGTATATATGGCAAGAATAGCAGGAGTAGGCAAAATGTTGTTAAGCATCAGAGAAGAGACAATATCGCTTATAAATGTGAGAAATCCTGAAGAGGAGGAGACGCTGACAGGGCAGCAGTTGATGGAAAGCTTTTGTGTTGTGGCGATGAATGCAAATACAGCAAGAGCAGCATGGGAAAATACCTATGGCGAAAGATGTTTGGTAGATATAAAGAGACAGATCGGAGAAACAAAGGAAGAAAAGAAACGAAGTGAACAGAGCAAAGTAAAGGTTGCAAAACCGAAAGTTGCACCAGTGCAACAAGAAGAAAAACAAAGTGTTACAGAAGTGTATAATCCAATTAAAGCAGAATGTGAAAGAATGTTGAAGAATGAGAACTATAAAAAGCATTATGACATTGTATCAAATATATATAGTTCATTATTGGTATCTTTAAGAAACAGAAAATTTAAGAATTCACAAGAATATATCCGTCTGATTGAAAGGGAGATTGATATAATGCAGGATATTTGTAGTAGAAGTTGTTAATAACATATGATTAAAGGGATGTAAAAAGAAGTTTTAAGGTATTTGTAATATATGGATATAATGTTAGTTAGAAGAAAAAGTAGAATTTGCACTAGTGCAATAGAAAGGATAATGGTATGGCAAAAGAAATTAAAAAATTGTTAGAACAGTATAGCAATTTGCAAAAAGAAAAAAAGGATATTGAAGAATCTGTATATAAAATTCAACATAAATTAAATGTATTAGAGCAGAAAGGATATAAAGTAAAAGATTCAGTAAAAGGAGGTGATGGAGGAATTCAGATATTTAAGATTGAAGGTTTTCCATATCCTGAGTATACTAAAACAAAAACAAGACTGTTAGAAAGAAGGCAACTATTAAAGATAAGAGAGGAACAAATAGAAGAAATACTTAGGCAGATAGAAGTGTATATAAATACAATAGACAATAGTGAGGTTAGACGTATTATAACATATCGATACATAAATAATATGACATGGCAGCAGGTATCAGGAAAAATGGGAAAGTATTATACAGCAGATGGATGCAGAGTATTGTTAAACAGATTCATAAAAAGGAATGAAAAAATTTAAAGTTGTTCGTTTTGTTCGTTTTATCTGTGGTAATATTTATACTGAAGGAAATACATCAACGAAGATAAATGAAAAAAATCCAGGAAATTGAGAAACATTTTACAAAAAAGTATTGTCAAAAGTAATTGCTATGACAGTACTTTTTTTGTTGTGCTAAAATAATATGATTTTGTATAAGCATTTGCCTTTTTGGTATTGCAGGCATAAAAGAACAAGATATTTTATAGGTGATGATACTATTAAAAAAATCAAAGAAAGGAAACAAAACAATGAAATTAAAAGAACAGTTTGAGCTGTTTATGGAGTGGGTTTGATGGGAAGTATAGGTGGGTTTTCGATTGCTGGTATAAAAAAATTTCAAAAGCAGTTGGACAAAAGCAAAATTAAAAATTTTTAAGGGAGTGTTTGTAATGATAAATTCTATAATTAAATCAATCAGCATTTCCTTAAATGCTGAATTTGGTGATGATTACACTATTTATACAGAATCAGTAGAACAGGGTTTAAACGAACCTTGTTTTTTTGTGTGTTGTATTAACCACACAAATAAGATATTTCTTGGCAAGCGTTATTTCAGGGAAAATCAATGCTGCATACAATACTTCCCTGCTGATAAAGATAGGATAAATGAAGAATGTAATGTGGTTACTGAAAGGCTTTTTTCTTGCCTTGAATATATAACTGTTACTGGAGATTTAGTACGAGGTACTAAAATGAAATTTGAAATAGTGGATGGAGTTTTAAACTTTTTTGTAAATTATGATTTGTTTGTTTACAAAGAAACATATTCCGTTCCTATGGAACAAATATCAAAAAATATTACACTGAAAAGGGAGGGTGATGTAAATGGCAACACGAAAACTGAGAGCAGCAGTCCTTGACGAACAGGGGAAAATTGAAAATTTATTTTCAAAAGAACAGTTGCTTTCTTCCAAACGCTTTCAGGATAGAAGGGATATTGTGAATGTTCTTCTTTCTCCTGATGAGCAATATACGATTCAAACAGTGGAACAAAAAATTTTAAATTATATGAAAGGACAGGTGAAGTAATATGGCTTTAGGTGGTGGAACTTTTGTTACGCAAAATAAAGAATTACCAGGTGCATATATCAATTTTATTTCAGCAGCTTCCGCTAGTACAACTCTTTCGGAAAGGGGTGTAGCTACTATGCCTCTTGAATTGGATTGGGGTGTTGATGGGAAAGTCTTTGAAGTAACCAACAGTGATTTTCAAAAGAACAGCTTAAAAATTTTCGGGTATGATTATACTCATGAGAAATTAAAGGGACTTCGTGATTTATTTTTAAATACACAAATTCTCTATGTGTACAAGCTGACTTCAGGAGGAACAAAAGCAGGCAATGAATTTGCAGAAGCACTTTACAATGGTGTTCGGGGTAATGATATTAAGATTGTTATTCAGAAAAATGCTGATGATGATACTCTGTTTGATGTGAAAACAATGATTGATATGGTGATTGTAGACGAACAGACAGTTGCGAAGGCAGCCGATTTGCTTTCAAATGATTATGTGAAGTTTAAAGATGCTGCCACGTTGGCAGTAACAGCGGCAACTCCACTTGCAGGGGGTACGAATGGTATAGTTGATGGCGCAGCTTATCAGAACTACCTTGATAAGATTGAATCTTATTCTTATAATACAATGGGAGTGGTAGTTACAGATGATACTACGAAGGGTTTATTTGATTCTTTCGTGAAGCGTTTGCGTGATGAGATGGGTATCAAGTTTCAGCTTGTACTTTATAATTATACCAAAGCTGATTATTATGGAACTATCAGCGTAAAGAATAAAGTTTCTGATACCGGATGGAGTGAAGCAGCCTTAGTGTATTGGGTAACAGGAGTTTCTGCTGCCTGTGAGGTAAACCGAAGCAATCAAAACAAGGTGTATAATGGAGAATTTACTGTTGATACGAACTTTACACAGAACGAGTTGAAAAAAGCTATTAAAGAAGGAGAATTTATGCTCCACAAGGTTGGCTCGGATATTCGTGTACTAGAAGATATTAACACTATGGTTACTGTTTCCGATACACAGGGAAATATTTTTAAGGATAACCAGACGGTACGTGTTATAGATCAGATTGCAAATGATATTGCTGTATTATTTAATACAAAATATTTAGGTGTCGTTCCTAATGATGCAGCAGGGCGAGTTTCTCTTTGGTCAGATATTGTCAAGCACCATGAACAGCTTGAAGAAATCAGGGCAATTGAAGATTTTTCTGATTCTGATGTAATTGTAGAACAGGGGAATACAAAGAAATCAGTGGTAGTTGTCGATGCAGTTACCATTGTAAATACAATGAGTAAACTGTATATGACTGTCACTGTGGCATAAGAAAGGGGTAAAAAATGGCTAATAATGTAGTTATGAAAGCAAAAGATACTGTGTTTGCGGCTTTGGCTGAATGTTTTGTCACTATCGGCACACGCCGCTATAATTTTATGCAGGCTATCAACCTTGAAGCAAAGTTTGAGAAGAATAAAACAGAGGTTCCTATTTTGGGAAAGACTGGAAAAGGTAATAAAGCTTCCGGCTGGAAGGGTACAGGTTCAGCAACTTTTCATTACAACACTTCTATCTTTCGGCAAATGATGTTGCAATATAAGGATTCAGGAGAAGATGTTTATTTTGAAATTCAGATTTCAAATGAAGATCCCACTTCTGGAGCTGGCAGACAGACTATGATTCTTGTTGACTGTAACATTGATGGCGGCATTTTGGCAAAATTTGATGCCGATGGTGAATATCTTGATGAAGATATGGATTTCACTTTTGAAGATTTTAAAATGCCAGAAGTGTTCAAAGATTTGGAAGGTTTTCTTACCAATTGACAGACAGTAGTCAAACCCCTTATGTGAGCTTTATGTAAGCTCATATAAGGGGTTTTATATAACTTTGATATATGAAAGGAATAATGAAAAATGTCTAAATTTGCTAAATTTATGAAGGCTAATAAAGTTGTTAAAGAAAATACGATGCATATGGTAACAAGATCTCTTTGTGATGAAAAGGGTAATCCTCTTGAATGGGAATTCCGGCATATCACTTCTAAAGAAAACGAGGAAATCAGGGAAGGGTGTACGATTGAGCTTCCTATTACAGGTAAGCCAAATATGTACCGTCCTAAATTGAAATCAAGCCTTTATATTCAAAGAATGATTGCGGCTTCCGTTGTTGTTCCTGATTTGTATGATGCCGAATTGCAGGATTCTTATGGCGTAAAAACCCCTGAAGATTTACTGATGGCAATGGTTGACGATCCTGGCGAATATAACGATTTGGCAGCTTTTGTTCAAAAATTTCAGGGCTTTAATGTTTCCTTTGAAGAAAAGGTTGATGAAGCAAAAAACTAATAGAAGAAGGGGATTGGGAAGCAAATTATGCTTACTATGCTCTTCTGAAACTTCACATTCTGCCTTCTGTTTTTCTTGGTCTTGATGAACAGGAAAAGGCTTTTATTATAGCGTCAATTAAAGTGAAAATAAAGAATGATAAAGAGAAAGAAAAAGAACTTAAAAAGAAAGCTAAAAAGAAAGGCAGGTGATCCGCATGGCTACAATCAAAACAGCGATTGAATTGCAAGACAACTTTACAGGAGTTTTGTATCAAGTAATTGACGTTATAGATATGGGACTTTCTGCTATGGAAGATTTGCATCAAACAATGAATGATCCTGTTGAGACAACTTCTGTTGAAGCAGCAAGGAATTCAATCAATCAGGCTACTATTGCGGTTCAACAGTTGGATAAAGCAATACAGAAGATTAAAACCCCAATTATTGAAATACCTGTCACTCTGCAAAATTCAGATATAGTTGTGCTTCCAGTACAGCTAGATATGGAATTTCCAAAAGGACAATTAAAAGATATAGCAACAGAAGGACAAATTACTGCTATCATTGCAAAGGAAGCTATGTTTGCGGTAGCTGATGAAACTAACACAAAATTTACACAGATGCCGCAAACCTTTGAACAAATACCACAAACCTTTGAACCGATTTTGACTTCTCTTGAAAATACAGCTATGATGGCATTACAGCCACTTTTAGAAAATTTGAATAAAATTGCAAACAGTGATTCTTTTCAGGAAATTGTGAATCATGCAGTTAGCGCATTCTCAATGCTGATTGGAATCGCAAATCCGATAATAGAAAAAATTGCAAATAGTGATGTATTTATAACATTTGTTAATAATGCCATTGAAGGGTTTTCAATGGTGGCTGGTATTGCACTTGAAATTTTTGATTTGTTGGTGAGTGTTGCTAGTGTAGTAGCTGATAATTGGTCGTGGATAGCACCTATTATTTATGGTGTAGCAACCGCTCTTGTGGTTTATTATGGCATTGTTGCAATTTCCAAAGGAATTAATACTGCAATGGCAGCTGCACAGATGATGTACGCAGCAGTAACGAGGTCTTTAACTGCCGCAAAAGCAGCTGATATTGCAGCACAAAATGGTTTGAATGCTGCGCTGTATGCTTGTCCTATCATGTGGATTATCATTCTTATAATTGTCTTGATTGCTTTGGTTTATGCGGTTGTAGCGATAATCAATAAGGTTACAGGAAGTACAATTTCCGCAACAGGAATTATAATGGGTGCGATTTATACAATTGGAGCATACTTATTTAATTCAATTGCTCATGTTTGGAACATTATTGCTTCATTCATCGAATTTTTTGTCAATGTGTGGAAAAATCCAGAATTTGCTATCAAGGCATTCGTTGTCAATATAGTAACTGATTTTTTAAGTTTTCTTTTGGCTTGCGTACAGGGAACACAAGGTGCAATAGGGGCAGTTGTCGGTATTTGGTATGCATTTGTTCAAATACTGCGAAATATTGTAGCGATAATTTGGAACACTTTTAGTTTTGTGATTGAAGCGATTGTAAATGGGTGGAATGCTGCAATTTATCAAATTAGAACCTTTTTTATTAATCTTGCAATAGCAGCTTTAGGTGTAGCACAATCCATAACTCAGGGTATGGGGGATGCAGCGTCCGCAATAGCAAATATGTTTATTTCTGCAATCAATGTTATTATTCGAGGATTAAATGGGCTGATTGATGCAATCAACTGTGTTCCAGGTGTAAATATTGGTAAGATTGGTGAAATCGAAGAAGTAAGTTGGGATTTCGGTGCTTCAGCAATTGCGGATAAAATTGGAGATTTGAAAGCGGCAATTGGAGATACCCCAGAAGAATGGAAAGCTCCTACGTTAAAACTTGGTGATATTGGGGATGCTTATAATCAGGGTAAGGAAATAGGTGCAGATTTGGTTTCTGGCTGGGAGAGTAGCTTATCTGGTACGATAACAAATCTTGAAGCTTCCATCGCTGATAAGCCTGAAGATTATTGGGAAGCACCAAAACTTGATTATATCAATCTTTCAGATGCAGCAGTTGCCGGATATAAATTTGGTGAAGGCATTGATGAAAGCATTGCAAACTTCGATCCTTCCAGTTTGTTTGGTGGCAATGAGGAAGATGAGCATAAGGAAGATAAATATTCTGATATAAACAGTTATGGTGGTTCAGGATTTGAAAATATTGGAAGTGGTGTCAATGATATAGCTGGAAACACAGGGGCAATCGCTGACAGTATGGATATAACAGAAGAAGATTTAAAGTACTTGCGTGATATTGCAGAACAAGAAGCAATCAACCGCTTTACAACCGCTGAAATTACAATCGAACAGACAAATCACAACAATATTTCCAGCAAGATAGATTTAGACGGGGTGGTTTCCGGTCTGACGGATGCAGTAAATGAAGCGGTGGATATTATAACGGAAGGGGTGCATAACTAATGGGCAAAAATGGATATGATTTTTATTTGAAGAAGTGCTTGTTACCCATAGCGCCCCAAAAGCTACAAATAAAAATAAACAACGCCAATGATACCCTTACCCTGATTGATGAAGGGCAGATTAACATTTTGAAAAAGGCTGAATTGACGGATATTGAATTTGAATGTATGATACCGCAAGTAAAGTATCCATTTGCAGCCTATAAATCAGGATTCAAAGAGGCGACTTACTTTTTAGATTACTTTGAAAGCTTGAAAACAAGTAAAAAGCCTTTTCAATTTATTGTCTCAAGAACTTTACCAAATGGAAAGGTTCTATTTTCAACCAATATCAAGGTTGCAATGGAAGATTACAAAATTACTGAACAGGCTAACGATGGTTTTGATTTGACTATCAAAATTAATTTAAAGCAATACAGGGATTATGGTACAAAAATGGTGAATATAAAAATTTCAGATTCCAAACCAAAGGCAAAGATTGAGGAGAAAAGGGCAGCAGAAACAAGCCCTGTACCTGCTTCTTCCCAAACATATACTGTGGTAAGCGGTGATTGTTTGTGGAATATTGCAAAAAAATTTTACGGAAATGGGGCGAAATACACCGTAATCTATAACGCTAACAAGGAGGTAATTGGTGGAAATCCAAACCTGATTTATCCTGGTCAGGTGTTGACGATTCCAGCAGTTTAAGAAAGTTTGAATGGATATTGAACTTTTGATTTCAGACACATTTGGTAAAAAAGCATTTTTGCCTGTTGTGGAAGAAGGAATTGAATGGAGTACAGAAAGAAGAAGTACCCCTGGCAAGCTGACATTTAATGTTGTAAAAGACAGTGCTGTCAGCTTTCAGGAAGGGGCGGCGATTCGCTTAAAGGTGAATGGAAAGCCCGTTTTCTTTGGCTTTGTATTTACGAAGAAGCGGAATAAAAATCAGATTATTACTGTTACTGCTTACGATCAATTACGTTATCTGAATAATAAGGATACCTATGTTTATGAAAATAAAACCGCTTCACAGCTTATAAAAATGATTGCAGCAGATTTTTCGCTGAATACCGGAACATTAGAAGATACAGGATTCGTGATTGCTTCACGGGTGGAAGATAATACCTCACTATTTGACATGATAGAAAATGCCCTTGATCTAACATTACAGAATACTAAAGAAATGTTTATTTTGTATGATGATTTCGGCAAGCTGACATTGAGAAATCTTTCATCAATGTATGTTGGTGAGCAGGGAGCATACCTGATGGTTGATGAAGAAACAGGGGAAAACTTTGATTACAGTTCCAGTATTGACAGTGATACATATAATAAAATCAAATTGACTTATGACAACGAGGATACAGGGAAGCGTGAAGTTTACATTGTACAGGACCAAACCCATATAAATGATTGGGGTGTTTTGCAGTATTTTGATACACTTTCTAAAGGAGAAAACGGACAGGCAAAAGCGGAAGCATTATTGAAACTTTACAACAGTAAATCCCGTAGCCTGAAAATCACAAATGCAATCGGTGATATACGAGTGCGTGCAGGAAGTATGGTTATAGTAAATCTCAATTTGGGTGATATAAATTTAAAAAATTTTATGTTAGTTGAAAAGGTAACACATACTTTCAAGCTGGACTCACATTTTATGAATTTAACTTTAAGAGGGGGTGAATTTGTTGGCTGATGCAGTTGAATTAATGAAAACAATTAAACGGGCGTCTGTGCAAGCTATGAAAGCAGAAAAGCCTGTTGAAGTATGCTTTGGCAGAGTGACAGAAACTTCTCCCCTGAAAATTCTTGTGGATCAGAAAATGACTTTGGGAAAATCACAGCTTGTTCTTACAAGAAATGTAATGGATTATAAAACTTCAATCAGTGGCAGCAATATTCAAAATTATTATTATGAGGGTTCGATGGAACATTCAGAAACAGTTCCGGTTGATCCTCCTCATGTTCATGCTGTTGGAAAGGTAAAAATCACTGTTCATAATGGGTTGGTTGTCGGTGATGAAGTTATTCTTATTCGGCAGCAGGGCGGACAAAAATATATTGTGGTGGATAGGATCGGATGATACCTTCTTCTACTGTTTTTTTTGAACAGGATTTTGAACTTGAAGAACAACCAACGAATACTTATAAAATGGACCTTGAAAACAATCTAATTCGGGGGTATACAGATGGAATTGAAGCCATGAAGCAGGCAATTTTAAAAATTCTTTCCACAGAACGCTATCAATATGTGATGTATTCATGGAATTATGGAATTGAATTGCTTGATTTGTATGGTGAACCTGTATCCTATGTTTGTCCTGAATTGGAACGTCGGATCACAGAAGCTTTACTTTGGGATGATAGAATTGAAAGCGTTGATAATTTTGAATTTAACATTCAAAAAAAAGGTGTGGTTCATGTGACCTTTACTGCACACACAATTTTTGGTGATGTGGTATCTGAAAAGGTGGTGAATTTCTAAATGTATGAAAATGTAACTTATGAGACTATTCTTGAACGGATGCTTGACAGAGTATCAGATAAATTTGACAAGCGGGAAGGTTCAGTGATATTTGACACACATTCCCCTACGGCGATTGAATTGCAGATTTTGTATATTGAACTTGATACAATTCTAAAAGAAGCCTATGGTGATACCGCTTCAAGGGATTTCCTGATTCTGCGCTGCAAGGAAAGGGGCATTGTTCCAATTTTGGCAAGTAATGCTGTTTTGCGTGGAGAATTCACTCCCAACAGCATTGATGTAACAGGACAGCGGTTTAATATTGGCAATCTGAATTACATTGTGAAGGAACGTGCAACGGATAACAAAGGCGGTTGGAAAGTTCAATGCGAAACAGCGGGAATTGTAGGAAATCAGCAATTAGGTACTATGGTTCCAATTGATTATATCGAAGGGCTTGAGACTGCTGAACTGACGGAAATTCTTATTCCTGGCGAAGATGATGAAGATACAGAGGTCTTGAGAAAACGATATTTTGATAGCTTTAACGAAAAAGCTTTTGGAGGTAATGTTCAGGATTATCTTGAGAAAACAAATGGGATTCAGGGTGTTGGAAGTACAAAAGTAACAAGGATTTGGAACAGCGATATTCGCCCTGCTGATATGATACCAACATCAAAAGTAAAATCATGGTATGAAGGTATTATTGGACTGTTGGATGAGGAAGTTTCCCTTTGGCTTACTTCTGTATATATGGCGGCGGCTGAAAAGAAGCTGACAATTGGAGGAACAGTACTTTTAACAATTTTGGATTCAGAATTTGGACCAGCTTCCAAAACGCTGCTGAATATGGTGCAGCAAACCATTGATCCAGACGAAAATGCAGGAGAAGGCTATGGGCTTGCTCCTATTGGTCATGTTGTCAATGTAAAAAGTGCTGATGGTGTTTCCATATTCGTTCAAACTAATATTATTTTTGATGAGGGGTATGGATGGACAAATCTTCAAACTTCCATTGATGAAGCAATATCAAATTATTTGCTTGATTTGCGTAAATCGTGGGCTGATTCGTCTTATTTGATAGTTCGGGTATCACAGATTGAAACAAGACTTTTACAAATTAAGGGAATTATTGATGTAGGGCAAACTAAAATTAATGGTGCTTCTGACAATCTGACTTTGGGAAAATATGAAGTGCCTATGTTTGGGGGTGCAAGTAATGATACGGGAGGTTGATCTTGTTTCTTATCTGCCCTCATTTTTAGCAGAATTTAAAGAGACTGCAGTTGCACTGAAAGCGGCAAACCCTGAATTTGTACATTTATGGAAAGCTTTTGACAGGGCTTTGTATAATGAATTTATTGAAATGGCTGATGAATATGGCATTTCAAGATTTGAAAAAATACTTGGTATATATCCATATTCAACAGATACACTTGAAGTTCGTAGAATTAGGGTACAAAACAGATGGCTTAATAAAATACCTTATACAATCAGAAATTTATCAGAAAAGATTAGCAAGATATTAGGCAATGAATATAACTTTGATATTCAGGCTGATTTTGAAAATTTATATAACTTACATTTAATTATTTACACACTTAATGACAGTTGGAATGAGGAACTTGAATATACATTGTCTAAAGTGGTTCCTACGAATATAATAACAAACATTGTATATGAAGGTATATTTGCAGGTCAAATATTTTGTGGTGGGAAAATATGTGAATCAGATATTATTGAAATAAGACAAAGGCAGGTATAAAATATGGCATGGACAGGTTTAACTTTAACAGTTGATGGACAAAATGCACTTAATCAGGCGCAGTTTAATAACAAATTGAATTTTAAATCTATTGTAGTGGGAGATGGAGAAACACCTGCGGATTTTCACACTCAGAAGGAATTGATTCATCAACTTTATGAATTGACAGATTTAAAAATTGATATAACCGAACAAGGCTGTACATTAACAGCGGATCTTCCAAGTGTAAATTATGATTATTATTTTAGGGAAATTGGCATTATTGTTACAACGCAAGAAGGAGATAAACTGTATGTGTATGATAATTGTGGAGATGACGCACAATATATTGTTTCAAGTACAGGGTTAGAAAAGACAGAAAAGCGTTTACGATTAGTATTGACAATTAGTGATGTTGAGAATATTACAGTATCACAACCAAGTATTTTGTATGTTACTTTTGATGATTGTGAAAAAGCAATAGATTTAAAGGTGCAGGAACATAATGATTCTAATAGGGCGCATTCAGATATAAGGCAGTTAATAATAGATCTTGCAAACAGGTTAAATGTACTTGCGGATTGTGATGATACTACACTTGACCAGTTAAGTGAGATTGTAGCTTATATCAAATCGAATAGGGGACTAATAGAAAGCATCACTATAAGCAAAGTGAATAAAGCAGGAGATACCATGACAGGAGAGCTGTGTTGGAAAGGAACAACAGCGCTGCCGGAAAAAACAGATTTAAAGTATATTTTAGGAATAGAGGATTTTGCTGATGGCGGCGGGACAAGATTCTGTGACGTAGATAATCTGTCTGTCGGAAGCGCCGCAGGTATTT